TGCAATTTTGGTGGCTGTCATTTTAACCCAAAAATTCTCAAACGTTTGAAAATTGGAATTAATCCGATACAATGCCGCAAATCCTTCTACACTCAATACATCCTCATTGGCAATCAAATCAGCCGTTTCCTTTCTGATCGTGATTTCTATTTCTGTGGACAATAAACGGATGCTCATCTTTTCATCAATGGCACCCTTTGTTTCCTGAACACGGCACCATACGGTGTCAATTGTAACGTAACCGCCCGGTGTTGTGCCACCAAATCCATCTGATGTGCGTGCCAAACGTTTGATCAAAATACGTTGTTTCAATAAAGATGCCGTGTTCCCTGATGCCATTATATAAATACTGATTTTAATCCATCCAATAATTTTGCCGATGCACTTGGAACATCATTCACGGTCATACCGGTAACGAAATCCGTTCTATTATCGTAATATGTCGAAACCATCATCAATAATGCCTGCTTTAAAATGCCATCATTCATTCCGGATGTAATAAAATCGATTTTAATATTTGATCCTAATGGCCCAATTTCAACAATCGGATCACCTAAACCATACACGGTAAATGGCACCGAAATATTTTTGACCGTAACTGCATCAACAGATGCCACAGGGCCAAATGGCACATCAATAAACCCATCATTTGAAAAATCTAAATAATAGGTGCGATCCTTTGCAATTATATCACGGCTCATGTAGTTTTCAGCCGCTGTGTGTGCCGCTTCAATCATCAAATCAATCAATGTATCATCAGCATTTGTATCAATACGGATGTAATTCTTTGCATCTGTACGTGAAATGATTGGAACCCCAATCACATCATTAATTTTTATTTGCCGCATTCTTTTTTGGTTTGTGTCCTATGTGTCCGTAGATCATTTTTTGTTCCTTTGTTTCAACCTCTACGGCCTCCACTTTGGTTTCAATTTCAATGGCCTCCACCTTTATTTCAACAATCTCTGCCTCTGCTTTGACTGCATAATTGTGTGCCAAATAATGTCTTTCAACATCAGCCGAAACCGTAACGATTTCACCGGCTTTGTGGTATCCTGTTTTATTATCAAATACCGTTTTTCGCATTAAAACTTTGCCCATAATTGTGCTATTTTTTGAACAAATATAAAAAGAAAAGCCACCCAAAATTTAGGTGGCCTCTCTTAATTTGAATCTGTATTAAAACTAATCTAAGATTGCAGCGATGTCCGTTGCAAATACACCCTTAACAATTGCTAATGGTGCGTAGTTAGTTAATGCAATACGCTCAACCAAACGAACGGTCACGAAACCATCACGTACGTTTGTTCCATCCTCACGGAAAAACTCTAATGAAAGGTTTTCACGAACCCATAATTGAGTACCCATTGCGAAATTACCTACCAAATACGTTCCTGCCGTTACCGCTGTGTTGATTACAACCGGTATTCCTAAAAATTGTGGTTGTAAACCCATGTATGCTTGCTCTTGCAAATACTCATTGGTTGTTGCCTTCAATAAAAGGATTTTGTTGAAATCTGTTGGATTCAACATGATATAATCAGGACGATAGTTTACCAATGCTAATTGGTTAATTGCTACCGTTAAAACATCAAATTGATTTGCTGCTACAACTGAACCTGCAAATGCACCTGCTGCGAATGCTGTTGATCCTGATGTTGAAATACCTGAAATGTTTGGTGCTGTTCCGTTACCATAAAGTAATTGAGCATCCTCAACAGTTAATAATTTCTCAGGCGCACGTGCTGCTAAATAAGATGTTAGCTGTGGGGTATCTGCTAACATTTCCTCAGAAATACGGAAATAAGTACCGATTTTCTGAACGTTTGCATCGTATGCTGTCAAATCGAAATCTGATTCAGTAAACGTTGATCCCTGTGCTGTCGCTGCTGCACCATTGTCGTATGCTGATTCACGTACGTAACGAACAACCTCAGATGATGTTGAACCTTGTGCCAATAATTGGCGAACGTGTACCGGACGTGTTGGATCATACTTGATACCCGGAACATATTGCGCAGGGATTACTTCACCTGTGAAATTGTTTGCAACGGTCATATCACCTGCTTTGATCTCAAATTTAGCTGAACGGCTGTTGCCATTTACTAAACCATCTAAACCACCCTTTGTAATGCCATCAATTAATGATTGCTTGAAAGATTGTGCGTTTGCTCCTGATGCTGTTTTCTTTGCTGCAACCTCTGCGGCATCAATACGGCTGTGGATTTCTGTGAATTTAGTTTCTAAATTCTTGATTTCGGATTTTAATAATTCATCCGCTTTTCCTGTTGCTGATGCAACTGCTTGGCCTTCCGCTTTTGCGATACGGCTGTCAATAGCTGAATTTAATTCATCTAATTGATTTTTGATTTCTTCTGTCATGTTATTTTGACTTAATTTTTTTGTTTAAATATAAAAATATTTCGGAAATTTCAACCTGTTTGATTTCCGGCACGGTGACAATTTCTGCCGGCCGTGTGGTTACATCCACAAACAATGATTTTAATTTCATCAACTCACCTTCAATTGCGTATCCTAATTCATCGGATACGTTTTCTTTTTTAATCATTTTGGCTAAAATGTCGAAACGTTTTGCCAATAAATCCTGATTAATTTCACCCTTTGCATCTGTGATCAATGCCATTGGATTTGCTGCCAATGTAACGCATGATATTTCGTACAATTTACATTCCTTTAATAAACGCACACCATCTGCCCGGTTTTCCTTAATGATTGGCATAATACCAACTGAATTTTCCGTGATTACACCGTTTTTCATTAGTAATAAAATATCCTCACCCATTCTCGTTTTTGGAACTTGCGCCACAAAATACAATCCGGTGCCATCCTCACGTAATTCTGTGAATTTACCTAATGGTTGATCGATTCTGTGCTGATTGCAATATCTAACACGTGAACCGTTTTCCTGCAATGTTTTGGTGTATGCTCCTGCCAATATGATGTCATTATCTGAATCTATATTGCCAAAAATTGATCCATAACCTGAAACAATACCGTTTGTTTCATCTATGTCCTCAATACCAATCGATGTTTGTTTGTAAATCATATTCTATCCTTTGCCCAAAATTAGTCAAATTGCTAATTAGAAAACTAAATGCAAAAATTAATTTTCTTTGTATGCAATATGGCCACCATCCAACACATCTTCATTTTCTGATATGAAAATTAATTCTCTGCCATTTGCATTTTTAATAAAACTAACAATATCATTAATGCCTAAAACAAAAAGCCAATTTTTAGGATTTTCTGCATTTGGATGTAAAATCATATATTGATCTACAAATATATTAAATTCAAATAATGTCATTTTTTTAGTTTAATTAATTGATTCAGCAATTCAATAGTATCATCATAAATTGATGGAAATAATTTTTTAAATACAGGATTACCATTGTAAAAATTTTCAAATACGTGGGCCATGTATTCCACCTTATCGTTATTTATTACTTTATAATATATATTTTTATGTCCTCCACCAATTTTGTTTTTTGTTAATGCTCCGAAAAAATCAAACATATTAATTATATGTTCATTTAATAATTTTGGATCTATATCATTAAATTGTTTTAAAAATTCGGCACTTTGAGAATATTTTAATTTTTGATATGCATCATTTAATAATTTGATTCTTTCTTCGCCCCTAACACCAACACCTACCATTTTTTGATGTTTATTAAAAAATTCTCTTATTAATGTATTTACTTTTGAACGTGTTACCCATTCATTTTGATGGTGTATTGCATGGCCAAATTCGTGTGATAAAACATTCCCAATTGTACTTGCCGAATGTCTTTTAGTATCAATTTTTATAATATTTTTACTTATGTTATAACTTGATCCATTACCATAATTATCAATCATTTGTGGTTTTGTATTTAATAATGCCAAATAATCATCATTGATTTGCGTACCTTTTGGAACAATTTTGTCCCAATTGTCCGGCCTCATTGCTTCTTTCTGCGCCTGTGCCTCAACAACTGCCGTTTCTGCCACAACCGTTGCAATTATTTCCGGTGCTATTAATGCAGATGATATTGCATCCACAACCTCTGCCTGTGCCATTCCAAATCCAATATTGGTGATCAATGGCCCAATTGTCTGTGCGCCTGCTTTTGGCAATACAATCATTGAACAACGGCAATTGATTCTGTTTCCGGCCGATGCACTTGGATCACCCGGTCTTTGTAATGATTCGCCACCAACTGAAAATTTGCTATTAAATGGCACAATCTGCCCATTGGCTGCCTGATGTGCCGGCCTTACCCTTGCATCATAACCCGATCGCCATGTTTTGGTCATATCCTGACCGGGAAACAAATTCAATGCTGCCTGCTCTGTTGCGTAATTGGCTGCATTTGTTGCCTCTGTACGGACAATCCTGCGTGCCTGATAATCTGCTAAATGATTGAATTTTTGGCGCAACATTTTAGCCTGTACAACTTCACCCCCTGATTGAAATACAGGATCGGCCATAAATTGCCTGATTGTGTTTGTCAATGTGGCCTGTGCTGTTGATGAAACCATAATTGCACTCTGTGTGCCAACCTGATTGCCCATAAACGCAAATGCATTGCGCCAAATGGATTGCATATTGCCCACATCTGCTTTTGGTAAATATTTTTCAATGTTTTTTGAATACCAATTGGCAAATTGTAAACCGATTTTAGAATACATGGTTTCATACATTTCAATGTATTGTGCATCCTGAAAAAATCCCTGTGCTGATGCAGGTGTCATTGCCCCTACCTTTAAAAATAGATCAATGGCATCATTATATTCTGCCCGGTAAAAATCTGTAAAATCACGAACTGATGTGCGTTCCGCTTTTGTCAATTGGTTTTCGAAATCATCCGCCCAATTATCCTGTGCCTTTGTTTCTTTCTGCGGATTGAATAAATTGCTACACACCGCCACACGTTGATCAATGGTGCCAAAATCATTGACAATATTAGGATCAACAACACAACGGCCCATGAAATCATTTTGGCTTTCACCTGTTTCCGGTTTAGGCAATGGCATATTTAGTCAATTTTTAGTGACTTTGGATTTTCTAATGCATCAATTGTTTGATTCTGTGCCATTAAATTAGCCGGAATAAAATAATCATTCATGAATTGGTTTTCTGTGTCCATCGCATAATTCATTGCATCACGTTTTTCGTTTGGTGTAACCCACCACGCAGATGATAATTGTGTCACCAACTTATCAACTTCCTCCTGCATTTCGCTGATGGCAGTAAAATCAAAATCAATGAAATACTCATCATTTTTGCCAAATTTTGGTGCTAACCATCTGTTTAATTCATCACGTATTTTGATCAATTCAGGAATTACCGCATTTTGATATAAAGCCTTTTTGGCTTCCTTCATGTTGTTGTATGTCGATGAATCTGTATTGTTTAGCAACTGCACAGGGATATTGTAAATATTACACAAATCCTTTACCGTGCCATTGTATTGTTCAATCAATGATAAATCCGATGCAGATAAACCAAAATTCACCCAACTCAAATCCTTTGGTGTGATAATCACATCCCCTGCGTTTGATGATCCCTGATAATTTTTGCGGAATTTGTCTTTTAATGCTTGCGCCTGCACCTCTGTTAAATTACCATCTTTTGAAATCAACATACCACGTGATGTTTGATTCTGTAAATATTTTAATCCGGTGGTGACTGCCTCATTGTTGGCGGATAATACCCTCAGACCGGCACGCAATGGCGATTGTCCATATAGGTTTGATCCTGTGCTGTCATAATCCGGATTAAAATCTTTTATGTGGCACACACTTTCGGGTGGAACCTCAATCATTGAATTGTATTGTATTTTGTATCCTGCCACCGGTTGCATTACACCACCTGAAACGATTTCCACTAATTGCGAAGGTAATGCATATAATTCTGTGAATTTACCCACGTTTGGCCCTGTATCCGGCCCAATTCCGTAAACGTATCTGTTGCCGGTTAATTTACCGAATGCAACTAATTCGCCCAACCATGCTGAAAATGATTGTGAAGGGTTTGGCCGTTTCAATAATGCCTCTAAATCACTATCTGTCACTTCCTCAAATGCTCTTTTGCGCAAAATATTAGCTTTGTACATTGCATTCCCATCCATTACACCGGATGTCATTGCCTTGTATTGCTTTGCTGATCCCTCATTTGTAACCCTGTAAACGGTCATCGGAATGGTGGTTGCTGCCTTAACAATCAAATTAATGATTGAATAAATGGTTGCATTGCGTTGGTATCCATCACGGATATATGTGGAATCTGCATCCTCATTGACAATGATGTTTGTGCCTAGCCACGTATAAATCAATTTGTTGTATGCCGGATTCGTACCTGATCCCAATGCTTTGGCAATTGTCTGCCGGAATGTATCAATCAATGATGCCATCTGTATCGCTTTTTTTTCTCAAAAATACATAATTAAACCACAAAAAAATCAGAACGGTTTTTGTATTTGGTATATACCCCATACCGAATTGCATCCATCAGGTGATTGTGTTTGTCAATCGGCTTATTTATAATCGTTCCATCCTTTAATTGTTCCCAAAAATAAAACTGAAATTCATTGTGCAAATTCTGCGATTCTATTGAACAGATCACCTCATGTTCCTTTAATAAACTAATTCCGGCCTTTATTGATCCCTCACCTTTGATTGCAGGCATTGCCAAAATATCCATCTGCCTTAATTCCTCAATTGATTTGGGTTCTGCGGATTCACAATAAATTATGTGTTCATTGATTTTCTTTTCTTTTAGGAAATCGGCAATGTCACGGTTTGTCATTCCCTTTTTGTACACAATTTCATGGATGAATAATTTATCACCAACCTTTGCCAATTGCACAATGGCTGTTGGATCATGACTGAATCCAAAATCCAATCCATAAAACACATCATCAAATTCAGGAAATTCCGCCTTTGGAATGAATTGCCAATTAGGAAATATTTGCCGATCACTAAACACGGCACGTTTTCCCTCACCGTAAACCCTCCAATAATCCGGATCTTTTGCCTTTAATCTTTCAATTTCATTGATCAATTCAGGTGGCAAAAACTTATTGTCCAAATACGTTGTGATCCACATATCGCAATCATCACGTGTGATTACCTCATCATAAATCCAATGCACCGGATCGGATGGATTAAAATCACAGATCATTTCATCTGTTGTCCGCATTAATAACTGCCTGAAATCCTCATAATCTAACTCATTGACCTCATTGCAATAGCAAATATTACGTTTCCGGCCTCTTATTTTTTGCGGCTCATCAACTGATAAAAATTCTACAACGTGACCGCCAAACGTGTATGTGTTTTCTGATTTGTTGTGTTGCCCCACATAAAGAATGCCCAAATTATCTAATATTTCTAGGAAATCACGTTGAACTGATCCCTTTAATGCAGGTAATGTTTTCCGCACAATTGAAATCACCAATGGTATTTTGGATGATGTCATTTTATAAATCAGATATTGGCACAGGGCATAAGTTTTCCCCGAACGTGTGCCGCCCTGATGAACTTTGATTCGTTTATTGCTGTTTAATGTCTGATAAAACTGAATGTTGCATTTCTGCCCTATTCGTTTTCGATTGTTGCCGGTGTCCATTCTATTATGGCAGATTCAATGCCGGTTTCATGTACAACCTCTGTGCGTTCCACGTATCCACGTTTTTTGCCTTTGGTCTTTAAATAAAATATTGTGGCCGTTGTATTGCCATCTTTGATTTGCCTGTGCAACTGCGATTCCGCAAAATCCAATGTCATATCAGCTAATGCATCAACTGCCTCCCGGTATGCTAAATCCTTTTGCATCCATTCATAATGCACAGATCGTGGAATCTCTGTTGCCTTCGATGCTGTTGTCACAATGCCCAATGATTTTTCAAGGGCATCCAACATCCGTTTCTTGTTCAACTTTGTCACACGTGCATTTACCGCCATATTCTATTTTTTTAATCTGCAATTTAACCCATTTTCAATGAAATGATTGTATGCCATTTGCCTTTGTTCCTCTGATTCAAAAACCACTTCAATTAGAAATTGATCCTTTGGATCAGCCGTTTGATCAACAGGCAATTCAAACCCTAATTCCTTATAAACAGGCAAATCAACCCCCCATTCAGTCAAATCATCTATTTCCCATTGATTGGCCAATACATCCCAATCCCACTCACCAAACCCGGCATTGTCCACAATTATAAACCGTTTCTGTTGTTCCGGTGTCAATGCTGATGCCTTTATAATTGGCACACGTTTCAATCCTGCTTCAATACAGGCACGCAAACGCATATTGCCACCCAATACAATCATATTGTCATCAACAATAATTGGCCTCAATTGCAACATTTCCGGGAACTCCTTAATGGACTTCACCAATTTTTTAAACTTATCATCTTTAATCAAACGTGGATTGTTCGGATGCGGAATGACTAATTTTATGTTTATATCCTCAATCATTATGCTGTAAACAAACGGCCTTCGCAATCTGTATTTTGGTTGATTTTATCAATCTGCTCCTGATTATTATCATAATGGATGCCAATGTCCAAACGTTTGATTGTTTCCCATTTGTCTGCTCCATTTGTAAAATAGATTCGTGTATGTGGTATGCCTAATTCATCAGCCACCTCATAAACACCGGCTGACATTCTGCGTTGTCTTGCTGTTATAATGTACACGGTCATCCCTTCATCAATAAACCTTTTGGCCATTGCCTGTCCTTTATCTGTTGATAATGTATCATCAAAATCAAATGAAATTTTATTCTTGTCTGCCATTATTTTGTTGGTTAATTAAATAAATCAATAATAGTATTATAATGCATTTTAAGCCATCAATCCACCAAATAATTGTGACTAAATGATTATGATCCATTATCCTTTAAATTTTAATAACTCCCGGTTAATATACCACAATGATTTTTCCAAATCCTGTTTCTTGTTGCCTTTGCTGTCTGCTCTTAAAATATATTTGATTGCGTTTCCTAAATTAAAATCCAAATGGAATGATTCAATTACATCAATTGCCTCGATGCCTCCATCAGATTGATAATGTTGCGGATGATCCACCATTTCACGGCTCTCATTTTTCATTTTATATTGATTAGGTAAATGTGTGCTTTTGTTTCAGGCAGTTATTCATCACCCAACTGCGCAACAAATTTAATTAGTTTTTCCATAGGTTTGACATTGGTTTATCCCAACAATCAATTCCATAAGATTTTAACAAAATATTAATCTGTGTATTCAACGAATCTTTCTTTGTTTGATTCATCTGATCCATTTCCATTCCTAACATAAAAAATGCCTCCATTGCTGTACAGGCATTTTGAAACGTATCCAATGCATCAGGTAAATCCGGATCATCATTTTTATTGTTCGGAAATAGAACATTCATTGTTTTTTCCAACTCCCTGATCATTTGCTTTGTGATCATTTTCACCCCCTGTTTGTTTGCCGGATGGCCTTGCCATGATCCATCGATGAAATCCAACATATTTTGCGATAATGCAAAGAATGTCAATAATCTGATTTTGTCTGTTGTCGCTTTCATAGGTTTTTAATATCTAAAATTTCCTTTGGGAATTTATATGGATCAATACACAAATCAATTTTGATTAATTTATAAAATATCATCATGTCCTGTATTTCCTCAATTATTTCCATTGCTTCATCAGTCGATAATTGATCCGAACATTTCACATCGCCATTTACCCATATTTGATCATCGTGCATTGTCATGATAATGCAATTTTTAGGTTTCTGACACGATTATAAACCGGCCGTTTTTCTCGTTCTGATCCATGTTCCAACCGGGAAATGCAGGTTTCTAGGAATAATTTTGGATTATCAATGCGTTCCCATGCCGTGATTTGTACCGGCTCCTGACTAAAATTTGGATCGGCAATTCTTTCCTTTGCCCATACAATGGCTTTTTCTCTATTTGTCATCGTATTGTCATTTGATTTTCAAGTTTTCCATCAATATATCCTGATCTGTATGCGGCCATAACTTTGTCCTGTTCAATAAATTTGTTTGCCTCATAGTATTTTAGCTTTTCAATCAATTCATCCAATGATCGCACAATTAGGTATTCATATCCGCATTCCCTTGCTTTTGCTTCAAATTCCTTTTGATTAGGTTGCTGATAATTCCCAACAATTTTGACCTCTATAAACAGGCCATGAAATGATTGGTTTGGCAAAAGGATCAACATATCTGCCACACCTGCTTTCACTCCCTCTGCCTTTAATTTGCCGGCAACTGCTTTGTTGCGCCATCCACCATTTGGTATTGCAAAAAACGTGTAATTGTGCAAATCCAAATACATTGCTAAAACCGTTTGCAATCTGTGTTCGTGTTCGTTTCTCATTTTGCTGTCGTTTTAATTTCTACCAATCCCCTGTGTTCATCAAAATAAATAATTTCAAAATCCTCAATGGGTTTAAATGTATCCATCATAAATGCCTGACTGATTTCTAAACGTTTGGCAATTACTTGTTTTTTGCCACCATACTTTGATTTTCTGACCTGATTATATGCAATACATACAATTGATCCAATCGTGATAAAAACTGCGCTTAAAATTAATTTCTTTTTCATATGTCCGTTATTGGTTTAAATTCTGTGTTTATATAAAGGCGGAATTAATGCCCATTTTTAATTTAAAACAAATCCAATTGCACTTTTGGTTTATAACTTGAATCGTATTTTTTGTTTTCTCCTTTTGGATAATCTTCAATCGGATATTTTAAATTTTTTATAAATGTCCTTTTAAGTTTTCCAAGAAAATACACATATCTGTGTTTTGAACTTCTAAATTTCCGAATTGAATAATCAATATTTTTATTATAATGCCTTGAATGGGTGCCATCTTCAAATCCAATATCTGTCCTTTCTTTTGTGGCCCCTGTGTAAATCCAATTTGTTGCCTGATAAATATATCCATTATGTGACATCATCGTGTCGGCATAACTTACAATAATTAAATCATCTTTGATCAATTTCAATGCCTGTGAAACAAAATATGATAAAACATTTTTTTCAAGATTGTCATCAACGCATAATCGGTTTAATTCATAAACATATTGGCTAAACTCTTTGCCACATACACCATCGCATAATGATGGCGATGCAGGTTTTCCAATTGTCAAAACACCTTTTAAAATTTCAGATTGATACAATCCAAATGCATACGAAATTGATGGGATTCGTTTTGCATAATGTTTGTGCAACAACCAATCATATGTTTGTTCTGAAATGATCGATTTCACGTGATATTTTTCAGGAATGCTCATATAATCTGACCTTTTTCATCCAATGTCATATCCATATCAACTAATGAATGGCAAAATGATTTGTATGCCTCACCTTTACAGGCGGCCACCCATAATTTATGATCATTGTGAAATGGCTTTAATTTTGCAGCAATCTCAATTCGTTCCGGTTCAGGGCATTTACATATTTGGAATTTGACTAAATAATCGTACAATACAGATAAACCACCCACAGGCCAATCAAATTTGCCTTTTGTATCTTTTGCCACCTTTATTTTGTTAATAAACGCATTAACGTTGTAAATGGCCTGTTGCTTTAATTCCTTATCGGTTGGCACAGGTAATGTTGTTTCGGCTTCCGGCTTTTTGACATTCTTTGTTTCCTGCCTTGCATATTCAATGTATGCGTTCATGATCCTGCCAAAATATTCACACGAAAAATTCTCATAGCATTTGCAATCAGTATTTAATTTACCTGCAACTGCCATTTCAAATGCAATGGCTATTTCTTCGGGTGTTTGATTGCCGTAATTTGATTTGATAAATGCTAACAAAACATATTTTTCCTCATCTGTCGGCATATTTGCACCACGCAGGCCAACCATTAGCATTGATAACCGCAAAACCTGTTTTAAATCATTTTCTGATCGTGTCCTAATGTTTAGTGTGCTTTGTGCCTTAATTATTGTATTGACTATACCATTAAAATTTTGCAAGGGCTGCCATTCTTGCTGCACTCGTTCCAAGTTTTGTTTCTGATCCATTGTTGTTGTATTTTTTATTGTTATTCATCCACGTTGTAATTCGCCTTTCAATATCAAAAAATTTCTGATCCTCCCATCGCAATTTCCCATTTTTTTGATTAGGTTCTGCCCAATAATCAATAAATGATTCGTATTGATCACCCAATAAAAATGCAGATGATTCAATCAAATTTCGAAATTCATTTACCTTATTTTCTATAATAGTTTTTATAGATTCTTTATTTGTATTTTCTTTCTTTATATATACTGATGGTTTTGCTATATAAGCATTTTCCTCATGAGGAAAACCTCTATGTACATTTTCCTCATTAGCATTTTGCAATGTAGGTACATCAAATAATGTATATTGAACCAATCGATGGCCAATTTCGGACATATATCGTTCACGTGTTAAATACCCAAAATTCTCTAATTCCTTTAATGCTGCCATAATAGCCGGCAAACCTTCCTTTGATTGATATGCTATCCTTTCAGCACTAAAATCCCAACCATCAGGTTTTGATTGAATGTAGGCAAACAACCCTTTTGCCTTCAATGAAATTTCTTTGCTGTTTACCAAATCATTTGGCACCGTTGCAAATCTGTTTTTGATTACTAATTTTCCCATATTAATATAAAAAGCCACCAAATAAATCCACCGGATCTCACTTCGGTTTCATTAGATGATGGCATTTTAAGTCCATTGGTGTTATTATGTGAGATCACACCTACATCACAAAAATACAAAAATTACATTAACATCGAACCTTTCAATGGCTTAAATTTAAACAGGTTTCCATATTGTGGATGCTCCAATACAAATTTCCGGGCATACATGGGTGCAAAATTGTTGTTCACCTTATATGAATCATTGTTAGAATTAAACGAATAATCGTAACGCATTGCCTCAAAGATGTATTTTGATCCTATCTGCCTGCGGCCTTCCTGTGCCATCTTTACTGCGATGGACTTGTACAACTCATAAATGTGCTTGTTGCTTTGATCGTACTGCTGAAAAGTTACCATAATTATGTTGTTTTGGGTGAATAATATGCAATTTTCTTCTACTGCGTTCTAATTCTTTGGATATGTGCGCCCAAACCTGATTGAACGTGTATCCTAATTCATTTCGTTTTTCCATCTTTAATCATATTTAAAATCGCACCTAATATCGTGAAAAACATTTGTGCAATTGTCCAATAAAATATCAAATTTATTTTGTCCTCTATACTCATTTTCGTACGTATCTAATGATTGACATAATCGGAATCCCTATTAATTTGCGTTCCGGATCAGGATGTTTAAAAAACAATGTCCGGTTGCCATCTGTTGCGTGATCCAATTCACCTTTCAAAAACATAACCTGATTCCCCAATCGGTATTCAAGTTCATACACACTCCCAATTTCAACATCCCTGTGCTTTAAATTGGCCGTTGCAACGGAATAAATTGCTTTCAATTCTCCGTGCCGTGTCGTGTAACTATCTACGATTTTGCGCATTAAAATGGTAAATCATCAGGTGTGATTGGATTGATTTCACGTTGGATCGGCTGTGCCGGTGCTGATTGGCCCGGTTGATCCAAGATTTTTAGCAACTTAAAATTGCCGATAATTGGCATTTTTAACCCTGATTCACGTTCCTCTTTTGATGTGTTCTGCTTTACAAAACCATTGTTTTCATACTGATCAGGTGTGTCGGTCAATACCCCTGTAATGTCCAAATACTTTGCCCCTGTCTTTTGACTTTCATAAATGCGTGCTTTGTCGATTTTTGAAAGGTCAATTTTAATGCTGATTAAACGTGCCATTTGATTTTTTATTTAGATTGTTTATTTAATAATTTTTTTAATTGTGGTGGTTGATGATTTCGATGGTGGATAATAATCAGCCAATTCACCGGATTCCTCATCCAATGTTGTTGTCTTTGATTTTAATGCCTTGCAAAATGCCTCAACCTCTTTTTGTTTGTCTTTTAACCGGTCAATTTCAAATTGCAATTTACACCATGATTCGGTTTCGGAATAATCGTATTTCACACCGCCTTCCATTTCTGAAAAATCCACACCGTATGCCGTTAATTTACCATCTTTATTTTGGCGCAAATCAACAAATAAATGCTCTTTAAGGTGTTTGTCCATTTCGGATGACAATAACGTGAATTTTGCCAATTGTGCGGCTAATTTCACGGTATTAATTGAATCTGCGTTGGCCATAAAGTTTTCGGCCATCTGCGCAATTTCTTTTTTGTTTAATTCTAGGATTTGACCATCAACGGCCATTAATTCATTTTTCATAAGATATAAATTTATTTGGGTTAAAACTCTGATTTTCTGTGTTTAAATAACTGCACAATTTCTTTATTGGCTTTTGCATCTGTTGATAATGTATTCCAAATGGCCATCAATTGATTGTTATTTGTTGCCTTTTTTACCTGTTCCATTAAATATCCAAATTCAATGTCAAATTCTAATGGTTCCGGTGGTGATGCTTTGGCCTGTGGCTTCGATTCCTGCGATTTGCCGTGATCATTTGTTGCATCTGAATCCTTTGTATCATCGATGGCAAATAAACCGTTTAATGCGTACTTTCTTGCATAACTCGATGCAGCCCCTGTGATCTGTGATCCATCCATTCCCTTTTTGATTTCTTCTTCACGTGCAAACCCGGTTGAATTATATTCCAATTCACCATTGAATAATGATGCGATTGCCTCCACATAAATGCGGCCTCCAACTTCTTTGACTTGATCAGTCAATACTATTGAAAACCCCATTGGATTCACAACCTTTTTAACGGCCTCCAAAATATCCTCTGCCGATCTGTAATGGTATTTACCAAATGAATTAAATTGCCCTTTGGGTGCTTTCAATTTTGCCTGTATATCGGCCAATGGATTATTTGATTTTTGATTCATCGTATAATTGTTTTGAAATTCGATTAATTGATTCCCACATTAGGGGATAATTTAGTTTTCTTGAAATGGCCATCTGCACATTGTGTGGTTCCCATTTGTCTTTTCGTGGTGGCTGAATCCCTTGATTGTTTAGGTCATCAGCCACTAATTTTTGCAACTCTGATTGATTAATTTTTATCCGCATATCTTTTATTTAACATTTCCTCAATTGATTCAAATTCCTCTGTGCCTATTTCTTTGCCTCCGCAGTTTTGCATCTCATTTTGGATGTATTTGCCTAATTCATCGATGTCATTAAAATTCTTTGTCACCGTGTAATAGCCTGCATAATCTTTGAATGTGATTTTGTAAATCATGGCCGTAGTGTTTAGATGTTCCCGATTATATACATGATTTTCACGCATACTGCCATAACGGTCAAACAGATTACTAAACCTGCGATGTCGTTTTTGTCGATTGTTTTTAAGAAATTCCACATAATTGTTGTTGTTTATAGATTAATTAAATTTCATTTTAAATCCTGTTCCAAATTTTTCATATCCATTAATCAATAAATTATTGATCTGATCATAGGATAATTTTCTCAATTCGGCCTTTGTTTGCTTGATGCCATTGTGTTTGTTTACGGCCATCAATTCGCCAATGCGGCTTTCTTTGGTTGATTTGCTGATTGTGATTTCCATCGTTTTAATGTTTTGTTGTTGTTTGTTCTTCAAATGTAACACCTTATTTTATATATCCAAACAATTTCAAACAAAATAATGCAAAAAAATACCAATTATTTATCTAACGGTCAAAAAATATGTAAAAAATAGGTAAAAAATAGGTTACCTATTAAAAACCTATTGGAAAAATAGTGTAACAAAAAAGGGAAAACCCAATGGATTTGCCCTTTTTTTACAACAACTTATGAATCACTAAACCTATTTATTCATGCAAATCTACACAATTTTGCCATCTTTTATTGCAATTAGATCAACCTTTGATTTGCCATCTGTGATTTCAACAATTGCAAATCCCTGTGTGTGCTGATTAAATGGCATATATTTTGGTGCTGTGGTGGTTAAACACCCGGTGGAATACGTGTGAATGTATTGCCCAAACCCTGTTTTTCTTGTTGTGGTGGTTTGGCGATGCACATGGCCCATCAGGGTATTGCAGAACATTTTATTAAATAGCGACTGCGATGGATTAATTCCACCCACACCGAAACCCTCATGGCCGTGAATTACTAATAAATCACCCATATATACACCCTGCCAATCAGGTATAAATTTAATATCCAAATGATCCAATCTAAAAAATTGCTCAAATTGCATTTCGTGCAACTGCGCAAATTCCTCTGCCTGCTCGTTTAAATATCTTTGATACCTGTTTTCATGATTCCCTGCCTTGAAATAAATAGGGATTAATGGAAAATTGCTTCGCAGGGTTTGCATGAAATTTCTGCACATTTCAATTTCTCTTGGCATATCCCTTAAATTGGGATCGCGCTGATGCCGGGAAATCGAATAATTATCGAATGTGTCTCCATTCAGATACAGGCAATCGATGTTTCTGCGCTTCAATTCCTTTATTGCACATATCAATGCATCCATTGAATGGAACGGAACGTGTATATCTGAAAGGATGCCAATCACCTTAAAATGATCAGGCAATGATGTAGGCAAATATTCCTCACCAATTGAATTTTCAAACCCAAAATTGTCTAATTCATCAAAATTTGTTGATTCAATTTTTGAATTTGGTAAATTGGCTAATTGCCAAACGTTGCGCTCACGGATCAAAATGTTGTGTACCCTCATTACCTTTCGGAATCTTTCGGCACTTACATATCCGTATGTTTCATAATATTTCTCTGAAAAGGTTTTGACATTTAATGGTGATGAATAAAAATGATCTCTGATTTGATCGTGTTTTTTGCCCATTTGTAGTTTTTTTTATAAAATTAGTCAAATTGCTAATTAGTTATTCCACTAAATAAAACAAAAATGGCCGCAGATTATTCCACGACCATTTTGCATTCACCCTAATCAACATCCGATGCACTTATAAAATGCACGGATGCGCACTATCAAACCCATCTATGAAAAACAAAATTATTCTTGATACGATACCCTGTATGTATTTGCCACATCCGTGTAATTATTCGGAATGTGAAATTGACACGTGTACACATTTGATTTCAACTGAACCCGGATTGAATCGACAATGGCCGAATCTGTTTCGGTTAATGTGTTGAATTTAATCCACAATTTATGCGCCATTGTCATGATTGAATACTGATCCATATTGTATAAATCGCCTTCATATTGCATTGAATATTGCCTAAAATCGTTTAATCTTTGCTGTGTGACTATTTGTTCTAAAAATAATCCGTTGGCATCCTGCGCACGTTTAAATGCATTATTATCTGTAAATGCCCCCGAAAATACAACGGAATCCAAATCAGCCTGCACCACATCTTTGTGTTCTAAAACATCAGATGTCACAAATGTACCCGATTGCTCACGAATGAACCATGCTTCTTTATACACGTTTTGATCCTTATCAATATTCCGAATTGCGCAGTTATCTAAATAAATTCCTGTGTATGATCCGGTTGTATTTATATAAGGCAATGCAAAACCCAATTCCATTTGGCCTGAATCCGGTGCATTTGCTGTTGTAAATTTGAATGTTTCAAATCTACCTGCTCCAACAACGGCCGTTTCATTCCAAACAATTGATCCGGATGTTCCCCATGTTTTGTTTGTATTTGACCAATACCAATATGTTGATGGTGCATATTCGATGCGTAAATACCACGGCAATCTGTTATCCGATCCACCGATGTCAATATTAACCGATATTAAAACCTGATATTGATTGGCTTTAATGGCCGATGCTGCCCCAACCGTGAACAATTTTGTTTGATATACACCCAATGCACTTGTGCCTGTAAATTTGATTGACTTACGGCCTGCAAATGGGTTTGCCTCAAATGTTCCAACTGCTCCGAATAATGTATCCCAATTTTCATACCCAAATTCAAACGATGCGTTTAAATTCAAATCCTCTTGTTGCTGTGAAATATCAACAATTTCCTGATATTTTTTGACCGGCCTACGTGGTGTTCTAAACAGATTTTGCCCAATTGGCTGCATATTTGTTGGCACAACCTTCAACATATTTGTTGTCACGGCTGATTGCGCCACACCTGCGGCATTATAAATCCAATATTTGATGTCCTCTGATCCTGCATTCAAAAAGCCTTGTTTGGCTGTTAAAATGCCGGCACCGGTATATGTTCCGGCCTGTATGCCTGCGATAATTCGTTGATCACCATAAGATGAATTATTGATAATATACCAACGGCCAAACGATTGGAAAATACGACAATTGAATCCAAGTAATATTGAACGCAATGTCATTTTTGCATCATTTATAATGTATTTATTATTGTAAAATCCAACTTTTCTAATGGTGATCTGATCAAAGATGTTTTTCCATGCTGTATCGGTTGAAATCCTTAAATCATTGCTAATATAAATGTCATAATCCAATTGCAAATTGGCTAAACCATTGTACATGAATTTCCATAGGGTTTGATTATCCACACCAACGGCCGGCATCCATGTATCGTACCCATCTAATTGACCTAAATTGTCTGTGGCTGTAATTGATAATGAATATGGTGTTGAAACCAATGCCTGTGAATATAAATCATTTACAACCCATCCTGACCAAAATGTAGAATAATTACCGGCTGATGATTCCCAATAAATCACCACTTTGTATTCCCTTTCATCGTACAAATAAAAATCATCATAGGTGACATCATCTGTAACCATCAAATTCAACTTGCATAATGATCCAATCAATGGCTCGTATAAATCTTCCTCTGCCTTCCACTCAATTTCAACCGGCTCTGATGTGCCAACCATTGGCAAAACGGCACCTGAATATCCATTTTTAAATATTTCCACCTTTCGTTTGTTGCCTTTAATGTCGGCAAATTCCAAACGATATTTTACACCGTATGCCATATTTTTATCCTATTCTGTTGCGTTGTTTTTCTGCACGTTGTAATGCCACCACTAAATCCTGACCTCTTAACACAAATTCACCTGACATTGCACCGCCTCCGCCATTGCCTGTGTCTAACATATTTTGCAATTTACTCAATGGCGCAATTACTTCCGGATTCGATTTTGCGCCCGGATATTCACCCATCAAACCCATTGTTGGCCCCGAAACAATACCACCTGCGGCAAATTTTGGAATGGCTGCAAATGCTGATAATACCCCACCAACTGCCGTTGCAATAAATGCCGGTGTTGTAAATACCGCCAATGGCCCGGTGGCTGCTCCTGATTGCGCTGCCGATTGTGTAACCCAACCCAAAGATGATGCAAGGTTCATGGCTAATTGCTGAACAATCATTGCCCCTAATTGAACCAATGTTTTCATCATTGAACCTGCAAAACCTTCTAAACCTGATGATGCCAATCCCATTGAATCTACAATTGCATTTCCTAAACCTGAAAATACAGAACCTACCGCCTCACCTATTGCATTTATTATGGCTTTTGTTTTTTCCATATTTGCAGCCAATGTTTCTGTTGCCGCTTTTGTGTCTTGTTCGGCAAATTTATTCATCACTTGTACCTGCTCTTCAAAATTGGCTGACATTGCTGCCAAATCCTCTGCATCAAATTTAGCTTGCATTGCAGTTTTATCAGATTGATTTTTTTCGTCAATTGCTGTTGTGCTTTGATGCAGTCTATTACGTTCGTTTATTTGTTGATCATAAACTGATGCCAAATCCCCAACCTCTTTTTGGCGATCTGTCAAATACTTTGTTGCTGCTGCATCTGCTGCTGCCTGATCTTCTTTATCAACTTTATTTTTTAAGGCTGAAAGTTTATCAAATTCACCTGCAAAATATTTGTTGCTTTCTTCAAATGCTTTCTTTTTTGCCTCTATTTCCGGATCTTTTCCGGCTTTTTTTGCTGCTTTTGGCGCACCTGTTGCCGTTTGTGTTCCTGTGCTTGTTGCTGATTCAACTTTATTCAAATCAATATTGCCCATTTTGGCATACGTTTCAATAAGTTTATCAATGCTTTTTATTTCTGTTTCTGTTCTTTTGGCACGATCAACCGTTCCTTTGGCCAATAAATTACCATTATTTGTTGCAACACCATACGCAATTGCTAATGCACCCATTACGGATGATCCTGCATCTGCTTCGCCTGTTTGCAATGCCAATTTTTTGGTTGTTAATTCCTGAATTTTAGTATTTGCCGCCATTGTCATTGCCTTTTGTCGTAATGATCCAATGTATTGATCCATTGATTTTTTGGCACCATCTGTGCCAATTGTTTCTAATGTGATCCCTTTTAAATATTCAGGTGATATTGCATTAATGGCTTTGATTGCCTTTTCTCTTTCAGATAATGAAACGTTTTGATTTTGCGCCAATTTAACCAATCGTTGCAATTCGTTTTCCTCTCTTTTTGTTGCATTTACGGATTCTTCTTTTAGGTTATTGACTTCTTTTTGAACATTTGTCAATTCCTTAAATACACCCATTTGCAATAAATATGCACCGGTCAATGCTGTAACGATTGATATAATTGCAACCATTGGATTTGCAAGCATTGTTGTCCATAATAATTTGACCGCCTTTGTTGCTGCATTAAATCCTGTCACCATATTTGTTGAAAGGAATCCAACCGCAATTAAAACAGGGCCAATTGCCGCAGCAAATCCGCCTAATGCAAAAATTATTGTTTTTGTTGCTGTTGATGTTTGTGAAATTGAAACCATCAGGCTGTTCATTGCTTTAAATGCAGCCGTAACATAAGGCAATACGGTTTGCCCAAATTGCGCACCAACTTGTTTCAATGATTCACTAAACATACGCATCTGATTGGCTGCTCCGCCTCCTGTGCGTTCAAAATCACCATGCGCATTCTTTGTGACTGATAAAACGTAATTATAACGCAACATGACCTTTTCGGCCTGTGTCATTTCATCATAGGATTTTTTGATTCCTGTTGAAAATGCGTATGCCTTTACATTGGCCTCTGTCATTACGATTCCTAATCGTTTTAATGATTCGGTTTCACCTGTAAAGATTCCGGCTAATGCTGTTTGTACCTGATCAATCCCAATGTTTTTGAATGATGCTAAATCACCGGCTAATCCAACCAATGATGTTGAAAGTTTTGCGGCATCACCTGTTGCAACTCCCATTCCGGTTGCCATATCCCCAAATAATGCGGCCATATCTAATGCCGTACCTTCTGCAATACCGAATGATGTTAATGCTGTTTTTGCGAATGCCTGAACCTCTGCCGCTGAACTTTTGAATGAAACATCCACTTTGTTCATCGATTCATTGAAATCAGATGCCAATTTAATCGCTGCGCCACCGGCTAAAACCAAAGGTGCTGTGATATATAAAGACATTGATTTTCCAATATCTGATGCAGATTTGCCAAAATCTTTTAAATTCTTGTCTGCGCTCGATAATGCATCATTTAATCCTGATGCATCACCTGTTATATTTACTTTCAATTCATTTGCCATGATGTAAAGTTAAAAAAAAAGCCAACCCATTATTTGGATTGACTTTTTTCAATTTGATCTAAAAATGCCTTGAATTGTTCCGGTGTTGATTTCGGTTTTCCTTTCTCTAAATACACATCCTGTGGCAATGGGAATAATTTATCAGGTGTTATCAATTGAGAACGTTTTTTAGCTTGTGAATTAATGATCATTGTGCTTGTAAACCTGTGCATTTCCCAATGCAGGTTTATTGAAACACTCCATGATTCCCCCAACAACGCATTTTCTTTCCATGTGTTGCGCCAAAACTGATCCGGTGGAATACCTGCCTGACCGATATAAAAATCAAGCATTCGATCCCATGTTAGGGCTTGATCTGCTTTGGGTTTTTTGTGGATTTCTCAACGTTCCTGCGCACACCTGCATTTAGGTCATTGCCTAAAATACGCGATTGCATTAATGTTTCAACAATCAATGTCAATTGATCCTGATTTACATCTTCCATCCAATCCCCAACAGAATAAATCGTGTAATCTACCTGATTGCCTTTTTCCTGATCGTATGCTAATAGGCCGGAATAAACCAACGCACGCATTGATGATAATGACAAACCGCCTCCAAAAACCTTATCGATCTCTGAAATGCTGAATCCTGATGCCTGTTCAAAGGCTGCCCAAAAATTCATTGAAAAATGCAGGGTGCGATTTTTACCGCCAATATTCAATTGACAATAGCCCCTTTTTTGATTGACTTCCATTTTGTGTTTGATTAGGTGATAAACTCTGAACCCCTGCACCATTTTACCGATGCAGGGGAATGTATTACTGAATCAGCAAATTATGCGTTTACTGATTTTACGATTGCGCCTGTCAATGTGATTGATCCGCTGAATGTCACCGCTGCTTCCATTTCTGCCGATTGCTCGATGGATGCAATGTATCCCTCCGCTGTGTAGATCGTGTCACCTGATGCGATTGTTCCAAATACACACGTGATGATTGTACGATTCAAAACAAAATCAACCAATTCCTCTGCATTTGCCGCAGATGCGTAGTTCACTAAACCATCAAACGAAATTTCGCCTGAACGTAAACCGCTGATTCCCTCAGACCAACCTGATGAATCTTTTGTTGTTGCATCTGCAATGTCCTGTGAAATAGACAATGAACATGATGTTGTGTGTGCAATAGCCGTTCCCTCAACTTTGATCAATAGGTTCGTGCCGTTAAATACTCCCGATGTTGCCATATTTTTGTTTAATTTTTATGCTCTGTTATTTAATGCAAATATATTCAAAATGCATTATAGATTTTGCCATTGAATATTTAAGTTTTCCCAATTCGTAAACACCTGATTCCATATCAATCGTGTATCCGTATAAATCCGGCCTGAAATGATAAAATCAACAGAATATGTTGAAACGTTTTCCATCTGTGAAACCTGTTCCACGTTGTTGATATACCCTAAACCGTAATAAAACATCCCGGCCGTTTGGAATACCCATTGCACCTGTGATCGTGTAATAATTCTGTCCACAAATTGGTTGTAATTAACCTGATCAGAATAATCAATCAATCCATCCGCTGAAAATGATGCCGATCTTTTACCGGCCAATACTTCCTTCCAACCCTGCGAATTTTTATTGGTAAATTCGGCCATGTCCATTTGTAAAGACATCGTGGCTGATTTGGAATGCCCTAATGCCACATCGCCTTCATATAAAACAACATTGGTGCCGTTTACTAATGCCATTTAAACCGCAGGTGATTCAATTGATGGCTCAATCGATGCTTCCGGTGTCGGTGTTGGTTCCGGTGGCACAGGTGGCACGTATTCGCCTGTAATTGTTAAATTTAATTGCTCTGCAACCCAATCCCATGCATAAGCATCTGCGGCCCATTTTGCATAATCATCACCTGTCATTGATAAATTGCCCTGTGCAACCTGTGATCCAATTGTTTGATCCTCATTTTCCGCACTCAATGAATAATAAAATGTTGCGGATGTTCCCAACGTTACATTGACCGCATACGCATTTAAAATGGTTGCATTTAATGTTTTGCCATTATCCCAAATGGAAACCGGTTCGATTGTTTTCATATTTTATATTTCTATTTCTTCTTCTATGTTTGTGAACTCAACACCCTCAACCCATCCATTTAAAAATCCAAATTCTTCTAATCCATCAGGATTGACAATTTGAATGGCAATAAAATCAACCTCTGTTAAATTTAATGCCTTTGATTTTTCAGTCAATTTTTTTAATCCATCTTTTGTGTATGAATAACCGCCATTTTCTTTTAAAATTAGGTTGCCATCTTTATCAACTGATGCATTGTCCAATCTGTATTCCTCTGCCTGTTCCTCATATTTATCCAAATATGGCTTTAATTTCTCATTGATTTTGGCCAATTTCTTTTGTGCCTTTGTCTTTTGATCACCGGCAAAATGGCTTAAAATGCGTGACAAAACAATGATTTCTGCGTACTTTCTTTTCATTTTATGTTGATTTGGTTGTTTAATATGCAAATATACAGATTATGGACAATACGTTGAACCTACCACAATTTGAATTGATCCATTATATCCGGCCGGTAATGTTGTTTGATTTGCTCCATTATAATAGTAAAATAATGGTGTAATTCCGGGCAAAACATATCTTTGGCCAACTCCTAATGTTGGTAAAATTTTAGTGTAAACCGCTGCACCACCGCCACACGCAGTCAATTGATAATATGTGTAAGCCGTAGCAACTAAATTGCTTTTTACGACTAATTGGTTATCTGTTTTCCCTGACAAATATGATGCCTGACAATCAATTGTTGTCAATGCTCCTAATTTTGTGACCTCCCTTGTACCTGAAACACCTGACGGTGGTATCAATCCAATTTTAATAAATACGTTATTATTTACGGCATCCTGTAAATTATTCCACGAAACCGCCTGATTATTTGCTATTCCTGCCCATGACATATTTTATGCTGCGTTTAATTGTTTTTCTAATTCGGCAACCCTTTGTTCTAATCGTGCAATTTTTGCTGTATGTACTTCACGATATGATAATGTTAAAAATCCATCCATGTTTTTTTCAACTGAATATGGCATAAATTCCTGTGCATCCTGTGCAAAATATCCAAATTCAATTTTGCCATTTTTTTCGTATAATTTGGCTTCTAAATTTTCAATTCCTGCAATTTGTGCTGATCCATCAATCAATTTTTTTAATCGATTATCTGATGATTCAAAAAATGATGTGGCTGTGACTGATCCTAAAAATGTTCCATTTCCTAATGAATTAACCAAAAATGAATTTGTGCCACCATTAACATTTCGCACCCTAAAACCACGATCATTTGTGCCGTCACCTGAAAAATAAACGGTTGGATAATATTGTGATCCACTATTAAACATTCCAAACCCCCAATTGCCATCATTGTAATTTTGAATCATCCAATTGTATGAACTACTTCCTGACATTTTTAAAGTAGATGTTGTAAAAATGTCACCGCTTGTTTTTAGTGTACCATTTACATCTAATTTATATCCCGAATCTGTTGTTGATCCAATTAATACGTTTCCACCTGCTTTTATGGTAATATTACCCGATGAATTATTTATATGTATATCTGATGCAGTTAATGCCCCCAAATTTACTCCATAACCTGAAACAGATTGCAAAACCAATTTTACGGCTGCGTCTGCGGAATGAATTTCAAATAATGCTCTTGCACCACTTGATAATCCCTTTAATGTCATTGCTGCAATTCCTGTTTGTGTATAGTGAATTGTAGCATCTTGACCAATTGTTAATAAATTACTTGCACCTGAATTTCCAATACCTACGTTGCCATTTGAACCATTAATTAAAAATAATGTAGAAAAAGTTATTATTCCATTTGCTGCACCTGTTGGTCCTGATTGAATTAAAAAGTTATTATTATACCCGCTTAACACCATATTCATTGATGCATTTGCAGACTTTCTAATCCAAGCAGTACCATTATAATATGCATTAGATGTATAATACATTTCAGGCAATCCAACATAATTTGAAATTGCATTACCCTCTCTTCCTTCAATAATTGGTCTAACAGGAGAAGCACCCCACGCACTTAATGATGAAATTCCGCTGCCAAAGCCATCTGCCGTAACACTACTCGAAAACACGGCTGCACCTGTTGAACCTGCAATTTGTAACGCATAATTTGCTGCACCTTGCATATAAAGCCAAAAATTGCCACTAACACTATCAATTTGCCACGTTCTTGTTCCGTTTTTACGTGCATTTATAATTGTGTAATCTGTTGCGCTATCTGTTGTAATTGATGGATTAACACCTTGTATTCTTAATGATCCATTTACATCTAATTTGTATCCTGAATCTGTTGTTGTTCCAATTGAAACATTACCTGATGAAAAAATATCAAATCTATCTAATCCGGCTATTTCATCATAAATTCTAAATCTGCGTAATGTTTGACCTGTTGATCCTAATATTCGCCATATTCCTGCATCTGTTCCTGTTTTAGTTAAATATATTTGTGGCTCTGTTGATTCAATTTTTAAATCTCCGGCAATATTTGCAAATCCTGTTGTTTCAAATAATATACTATTACCCAACGCACTTGCTGATGTCCATTTTGGCAAATAATTTGTTGTTCCTGATCCTGTCACTAATCCTGATAATGTTGTGACTGATCCATCAGCCATTAAATACTGACTTGCAGTGCCACCTGATTTGATAAATGATGCAGATGTCAATGTGCCTGTATTGATTGCATTGCCTGATGGTGTTATTTGGAATTTTGTTGCACCGGCTGTTTGATCGTAAATGTAGAAATATCCTGAATCAACAAAAATGGTATAATCAGGATTTTGATCTGTATCAACAAAATACAATCGTGGTGTTGCACCGCTGATTGATAAATCACCTGTAAATACAGGATTTGCCGCATCCGCTTTCAATGCCAACTTTGCCAATACGGCATTGCTATTTGGATATTCTGTTGATGATGCCAATAAATTTGACACCATTTTATCCAAACGTTGGTATGTACTTGCGGCCGTTGTTTGTGTTAAATATGTACTTGCTGCACTTGTTGTTGTCAAATAAGTATTTGTATCCAATGACCATGTGTCGGCTGCCGTTTTAATTAAAAATCCGGTTGTTCCAACCAATGCCGCAATGGCTGTCAAATCTGCATCTAATGGTTGTTTTGTACCCAACCCGGTCACAACTGCATTTACCGATGGATATTTGGTTGCCGATGCAGTCAAATCTGTTGATAAATTTGTCAATAATTGGTATGTACTTGCTGCATCACCGGTTGTCAAATACGTTGAATTGTCATACGATATTGTTGTTCCTGTTGCTTTCACAAATCCGGTTCCATTCAATTGCGCCTGTGGTGTATATCCTAACACCGTTGCGATGCTCTTATTTTTCCATAATGATGTGGCTGATTCGTAAAATAATCCATCATTATTTGTTGGTGTTTGCGCAGCAACATCATGAATTTCTTTTAATTCAAACCCATTTTGAACGTTTACAAAGATTTCACCATTATTTGATTGCACACGTGTAACAACTCCAATATAAACTAAATGCGCAGGTGCAAATGGTTTATTTGCTAAACCAAAAATCAATGCACCATTTACACCCAACCAAACCGGATCACCGGCCGTTGCTGTGGATGTGTCCAATCCTGCTAATAATCCAAATGTCACGCATTTAACAAACGCATTTGTTGCACCTCCTGTTTCGAGTAAACCAAACGTTTTTGAACTCAATGCCTCTGTTGTATTTGATGCAGCCGAAACAATGATATTTGTTCCATTGGCTGATGAAACGTAAACCGCTGCACCTTTGGTTAATGTTTGCCCTAATTTGACCTCATTTTTTGTCTGTGTGGCAAAATTATCAATCCATTCAGTATTATAGTCCGTTGCGTTAATTTTAGCCAAAATTTGGCCTGTTGTTCCGCCTATTGGCAAACCACCGGTAATTGTTGGAAACGTTGCGATTGATCCATCACCACGAATGTATTGTGAAATCGTACCGGTTGGATTATTAAATTTGGCATTTAAGGCATTTTGTAAATCTGTCTGATTGGATAATGTGCCGGTAATATTGCCCCAAACGGCTGATGTTCCTGCAATAGTCCATGATCTGTTTGCTGATAAATCATAGGTTGTTCCATTAATTGTCAATGTCCGGGCATTTGTGACCGGTGTGAACCCTAATGCGGCAATGATTTGTGAACTTGTTATGGATGTCAAATAGGTATTTGCATCCAATGATCCATCCGCCTTTAAAAATTGCGTTGCTAAACCATTAGTGACCTTGTATTTGTTGGCTCTTAAAAAGCCATTAGAATCAATAAAAACATTTGATCCCCCACCGAATCCATCTGTAATTTGCTTTTCGCTTGCTGTTAGGATGTCATTGTCGATTGTTTTCAACAATGCTTTGTATGTTTCGGCTACTAAATTACCGGTTAATGATGCCATTTTCTGCCTGCTTTATTTTATGCAAGTTAAAAAATTATTAGCCTTGTTTTTATGAACACATAACCGATAATGATGATTGATTCAAACATGATTGTGATAATGGCCCACAATGGAATAACGTTTGTGACAATCTTTTTGTATTCAACCTTTGTATTGTCTGATTTTGACAATTGATATTTGGATTTATACACAGATTCTATTGAATCAATGTCAATTTTGGCCTCAATTCTGCCACGTGTTGAACGCAATGTGATTGATCCCTGTGGTATTATAAATTTTGAATAAAAGTCCGTTAAAATGCCCAAAGAATCACACGGATTTTCAATGATAATTGAATCCCGAATGGCCTTTGTTTTGTAGATCACATCCGATGTGTGGATGGTATCATATTTTACAATGGTTGATTCTTTGATAATTGTTTTTGATGGTTTGCAACTTGCAAACAAAATGATGGCGATGATTAGGTATTTTTTCATTTTTATATTATTTAATGTTGGTTATATTTTACATTAACCCCACTTTTTGTCAATTATGATGGATATATCCTACAAAATCACGTATCCCTGTGCATCAATTTTCTTTGCATTGTACATTGCAAATAAATCCGATGGTGTTTTTCCAAATGCTTTTTGAAAATGTGGCATATCAGGAAATTTTTTCCAATCGCCACCCCATTCCCAACCGTACTTTTTAAACACCGCCACAACCTCCATCCAATCCGCTTTGCCATCAGAATCAAAATCCTTTTTAACATCCCATGAAACCGCTTTGCCATCAATTAAAACAATGTCAATTGCCAATCCGTAATTGTGTAAACTTAAACCCGGTTTTGCCTTTGAAACAATAATACCCGGCTTTGTTCTGCCCTGTGCATAAATTGCCTCCTGCTCTTTAAATGTGCGCAATGTGTGACTAAATCTGCAAAATGCTTTGCCTCTTAATGCAGTCACAATTTCATCATAAATTGTGACAACCTCTGCACGCAATTTTGGGTGCATCAACTCAATCCGATCCAATGTTGTTTGATCTTTCATTATTCCTGTTCCGGCTTCTTTTTTACCGGTTTGCCATGCTTTAATTTATGGTTTTCCTCACGTAGATTTTCAATTTCAACGGTTAATTCATCAACCTTTTTGCTTAATTGATCAACTTTGGCCTCCAACTTCTCATTCATTTGCGTTACCATATCAATCACACGTTGGGAATTTTCTAATTGTATTGTACTGATGTCCGCATTTTCTTTGCGTTTCCCTAATATCCACGATATAAATGCCGTGACTGATGATGATGCTAGGCCAATAATGGCATCCCTTAATTCCATTTTTAAATTGTCTGTTGGATTTTATTACTGATTTCTACTATGCCACGAAAATATGTGTGATCACGTTCATCATCCACCATGTATGTTGATGATTCTTTCACGCAGGTAAATACATTGAATCCATCCGCAGAAAGGTCAAAATATCCATTTGATCGTGTTCTAATTAATTCTAAAATTCTATTGATTGCACTATTGGCTGTAATTTCACCGCCTGAATCTGATTGGAAACGTGTCACTACTTCAATTCGTGTGATTGTTTCGGTGATAAATGATGACTGATTAAAATCTGTTTCATCAGATGAAATAGAATAAACCAAAATATACGGAAACGATGCCGCAGATGGAACACGGTTATAAACACCAAATGTCACACCGCCAATCACCACATTATTTGTCAAACGTGTAATGATTGCCTTTCGGATAAATTGTATCGGTTCTAACATTATTTTGTTAATTGTTTAATTTTTGTTTCTAATCTGTCTGTCAAATTACCTAATTCCTTACGCAAATTTGTAAAGAAAAACGGCCGTGCCGGCAAATTCACCTCCTTAATTCCTTTGCCTTTAAATTGTGCCGCATAACTTGCAGGAAATCCCAACTTTGTTAAATGGCTTAAATCAACCTTTCTGCCTGTTCCAAATTCAACGTATGGCGCATAAGGCGCACGTGAAAATATTACAACCGTATTTTCATTTTGCCTTTCAAATCCGGTTTGATTTCTTAAATTACCGGTGTCATGCCGGGCATCTGTTTTCATTCCTGCAACCGCAAACATTGCAGTTTTAACCAATTCATTTGACAATTCCTGTTTGGATAATTTACCCTATTCAGCAATTTTCTTTTGTAAATCTGACAATTGTTTTGGATCAACTCCGCTATTTTT